ATACCTGCCGCTGTGGTGCTTGCATTAACTGTAGTGATTTCATCTTCCCAGTTAATAGCAGTACCGTTCATCTTGAGAATCTGGTTGTCGTTCCCTTTGGCGAGACGAGATTGTGTACCGTCTACGTTTGACACATAGTGTAAGTCCCCTACTGCGTCGCTTCCTACAGTGATTTTAGGGCTTGCAAGCGTTAGTCCTGTAACAGATTGTGTTGAAGTACCAGACTTAAGAGCCTTGTCACTTCCTGTTACAGCAGAGAGCTTATAGTCATGGGAGGTAGTAACCGCAGATGAGTCCACACCCACCTTAGCTTCAATCGCTTCGATAGCGTCTTGAACATTTTGGTGTGCTGTTACGTGGTTTACTGATAGAGCTGTTGACGCTGCTTCTACTGGTAATGATGTTGCGTCATCGAGATTGTTTGGATAATTCGTCATGGGTTTAGTATAAATGAGGTCGTTTACTGCCCCACGCCAAGGAGGGCTTTACGTCTGTAGTTGGTAGAACCTCCACTGTATGCAACCATTGTCCACGTACCATCACTGGTAAACGTGTGAATAGTATTAGAGCCACTTGTTGTTATTGTTCCACCTGTTGATGATGTTGATACACCATCAGAGCCATCTGTTTTGTAAGCGATAATGACGATACCAGAACCACCAGAACCACCAGTTGAACCATTTCTACAGCCCCCTCCTCCGCCTCCACGATTTGTTGTTCCTGCGGTTCCGTTTCCTGCATTACTAGCAGCCCCACCTCCGTGTGATGCTGTTCCTGCTGTTCCACCTTCGTAAGAGGAACCTCCTCCACCACCCCCGTAACCGATACTAGAGCCTGAAATACTTGATGTAATCCCGATACCTCCAATACCACCATTACCTGTCGAGCCGTGTCCACCAGCACCACCAGAACCTGCACCACCACCAGATGGGTAGGTACTAGAAGCTGCCGTGTTGACACTGGCTGGCTTATTCCCCCCAGCATATGTACCTGTACCGCCACTTCTTAATACGTCTGGGTCATTTTGACCTCCTCCACCTCCACAACCGTTGGTTACACTAGTACCGTCATTAAAGAATTTACCCCCTCCTCCGCCTCCTTTAGCGGTTATTGTTGAAAAAATTGAGTCACCACCCAATCCACCTTGGACAGTCCATATGCCACCTGAAGAACCACCAGAGCCAACAGTAATAGAATAAGCCTGTTCTGTTACTGTGAAGGCAGAATCTGTTTGAGCAAAACCCCCGCCGCCTCCACCGCCAGCTGCGCCTCCACCACCAGCAACTACCAGTGTATTTACTGTAGCCATACTAGATAAGGTCTAGATAGGCTGGGAGAAAGTCCGAGGTTACTTTAGCCTTTAATTGCACCAGTTTCGTTTCGTTCCCTGTGAGAACGCCAGTATCTATCAGTGTAGACTTTACTTTTATCCACTTGTAGTAGTTTTTAAGCCATGCGTCTCTAGCGATTTCTTCTGCTGTAGGAGTGGGTGGTGTTACCACTGGGTTAGAGACATCAACTGTAGACCCTGTTGGGAATTTTGTGTCTACTTCTCCTGCAAAGTTTAACTGTGAAAGACGTGACTTGACCCAGAACTTGAGTCCGTTCTCATCTTGAGGCACACATGATTCAAAGATAGAATTGGTGCCATTAGTAAACTCCACCTGAACTCGTAGAACTCCTGCATCAAAACTTTTGTCGAATATTTTTGCTGTGTACATATATTTTTAATTAAGAACCCTTAAATCCACTTGCCGATACCTTGGTAGAAGCTCCAGTGGTTACGTTCGCACAGTAGAGAGCTGTATTTGAAGTTGGTTGCTTGAGTGGAGCTGGGAAGGTTACTACCGCACCTCCGTAAACTGCCGCAGCAGGAATTGTGTAAATTGTCGTACCACCTGAACCGTCTTGGATAGCTACATCGGTTCCTACAGTTCCGTGTGCGTTAGATACGGTTATCTGTGTGATGTAGTTGTAAAGACCCGAGCCAGGTGCGCCAATGAGTGAAGTTGATGTCGTGCCTGTCATGGCTGTCGTGATGGCGCCTGATACGAGGTTCTCCTTGAGTGAGTAAGGGAACATGACTTGTCTTCCAATAAGGTCAAAGAGTGCGTTTACTCTGTCTCCTGTTGCTTCTGCTGTTGGGTCTGCTGAAAGTGCCTTACCCCCTATTTTAACTGGTTCTCCTGCGTCTGCTGTACCGTGTGCTACGTCTCCTGATACCGAAGCACCGTCAGACGCCCCGTTATCCCAATCATCCATGATTTGAAGTGCTGTAAGTGCGCCACCTGATTCCTGTGTAGCGAAAGTACCTGCGTTTGTTACTGGTACAGAGTCGTCTGTTGCGATAGTTACTCGCTGAACTGTTGCGCCACGTACACCTGTTCCGAATGCTGGTGCTACTCCGTTTACTGTAAGAACATCCACATCTCCGATATTGTTTGTACCTGCTGGAATTGCTGGGAGTGTCAAGACATCCACATCTCCGATGTTATTCGTGCCTGCTGGAGTTGCTGCGGTGTTCTGTACTGCAAAGGTGCCAGCGTTTGTTACGTCGTGTGAGGGTACTGTGGCTACTGATACGGGTTGAGTTGCCTGATAGAAAGTACCTGTTACTGCCACGCTTCCTGTTACAGTTACGTCATTGTTCGCTCCGAGGTCTACTACAACAGGCGTTGCGTTAGCTCCTGTGTTAGCGAGAGACACTTGAAGTGGTGCTGCTGCTGAAACGTCTACTGCTACCCCATCTGCACCCTGTGAGAGTTTAACTCGTTGGTGTAGTACACCTCCGATGTCGTCTGCTGCTATTGTTGTCCCTGTTCCTTGGGTTATCGCTAAATTGTCGGCCATAAATGTTTGTTAATTTTTGTTAATGTTAGTCCACCCAGTACCAGTGGTGGTAGCTGTGGCGTGTGTAAGTGCTAGTAAAAGTCCGATTGGTGAACCAATAACGGTTGTGATAGAAGCTGGGATGTTTTTGTTTACGTTTGTAACTGAATACGAAGTCCCCCATGGTGCGATAGCGTCGCCCCATGTTGCAAGAACATCTCCCCATGAGTAGACACCAGCCTTTCTACCCCCAGAGAAGGTGCTGATGTTTTTATTCAAATTTACAGGTGAAATTGGCATATTATCGTGAGCTTCGTGGTGCTGGTGTCATTCGCTTTACTTCATCCTTGGAACGAGACTTGTAATAGTCCTTAATTCCTTCTTCCATTATCATCATGTCTTGCTTTAGGTTTGGTGTTTGTGGCAAGCCTTTACGCAAGCAGTATTGGTATGAAGGTCGGATAGCGAGGTACTCATGGAACATATCAGGAATACCAGGGAGCTTCGTTGTGTCAGACACCGTGAAGTATTCTGGTGTGCGGTTGTAGTAGATTTTTAGACCAGCCGCATTGGTATAGTTAGGAGTAGGATACAAAATAATACCATTAGCAGTTTTATCATAGTAGGTTGGGGTTGCAGCATCTTTAAGGAACTCTGTCAGTGCCTGCCCCTTGATGTCGAACTGGTCTATTGGACTTAACTCTATAGCTAAGCCTGTGGAGTCGATGATTTCTACTCGGTAGATGTCGAGAATCTGGTTGCCTTGTTCGTCAGTAGTGAACGTATAGTCTTGCTGATTTGCTGTGAGTGCGGTGGTAATAATAGGATACTTTGGGTGGTTAGTATCGTCTAACTGCCACCTTCCTTCGGTTTGTGCGCCAATGAGGAAGTAGTTAGCGTAAGCGTTGTTAATATCACGTGTTTTAGAAGCGAGTGGGTACGATGACGTTGTTGTACTTTGTGTCCCCGTGTTTTCTTCGATAAGCGTAACGATTTCAGTAAATTGCATCATACCGATAGTATATTATCGGTCGGATAAGTGTTTGCATTTATTATATATATATTCTTGAAGTAGCGTGTGGTTTGGGTCTGCACTCGTAGCACTCATAGTCATAGGATGTCGTCGCCACAGGAGAGCAACGTAGTCGCCAATCTTAGACTTGTATCCTTTACCGAGAGCTTCCAACCAAAAGAGTCGGTCTTCCCAACCTTTGCGCATGATGTCAGACTCGTCGAACCCACCAACCTCCTCCCACATCTTACGAGGGAACACCGAGTTGGAATAAATGACGTTTGTCTTGAGTAGTATTTCTATAGTAGCCACTCTTGGTCTTGCAGTGTATGTTTCTGAACCAAACGCCATGAGTGGAAGTGTGACGATACTGTTTTCATCTGCTAACTCTAAGTGCTTCTCTACTGCTTGAGGGCGTAAAATATCATCAGCGTCGAACGAAAAACAGTAGGTCGATGTAGATGCTCGGATACCAGTGTTTCGTGCAGCAGAGAGGCCTTTATTGACTTCATGGCGTATGTATTTAACAGGATACTTGTCACATATCTCTTTAGGGTTGTCTGTAGAGCAGTCGTCTACCACAATAACCTCATTGGGGATTCGTGTCTGTGCGAATACACTCTTTAATGCTTCGTCTAGGTAGCGTGCGTAATTGTACACTGGCATTATGCAAGAAATAGATTTGTCCATTTTTCTTTATTGTTTAATATCCACTCTGGTAAGTCGCTCTCATCCTTTCGCATGTTCACTTCCCTGTTCTTCCACACTCCGTCATCGTAGTAGACAGGATGTTTGAAGGCTTGTTGTTTGTTCTCCTTCCCACCGATGGCGTTGAAGTGCCACCCACCGTTCTCTATCACTTCGTATTCTGTCATGGAGTCGGTGCGTAAGTGGTTGATGAGTCCGTCTTTAATATGTTTGTACCGACACACCACGGTTCCTGTCCATCCTAGCCAATCTTCGTCGGTGCGTTGGTTGAAATAGTAGAGGTATGGTAGTTGCTTTGGTTTGTAGATAACGTCATCCATGAAATAATCCAGTGAAGGTCTCCATATTTCATCCACATCACTGATAAAAACTAAGTCCCAATCCTTGCAATCTTTGAGTGCATAACGTGCAGACTCTTTCTGTATGAACTCCCTCACCCAGTAATGCTCCCCAGAGCCAGTATTTGGGCTTTTAAGAGCCTCTAACCGCAGACCTGCGTATTCTTCCATGATGAAGTATTCGATGTTAAATTGAGCGAATTTTAGCGGTTTGAACGATAGGTCTTTAGGTACACCAGAGAAGGTTTCTCTAGCTTCGCAGATGATGAACTTGTCAACGTAAGGAGCCAAGATGTTGAGTCTTGCTTCCAATACTTCCTCCTCTCCGTTGTAGTAAATTGTGTCAATTATCATAGTGATAGGAATAAACTACTCTCTTTATCGTCTCCGTCTAGCAATACTTTGTGGTTTGGTAGCCACTTCGTTACAAAAGGCACTCGGTTCTCCTTGAACTGTAGGAGGTCGTCGTAATGGTGAAACTCTATCTCTAGGAACTTTATCTTTTGTATGTTCGTGGAGTTTTGTATCACACTAGCTTCAAGTCCTTCAATGTCCATCTTCAAAAAGTCCACCACAGGGAGGTCTTCGAGCTTAATCGTGTCCACCACTCTATCTCCTTGCAAGAACACGGAGCCACCACCGACGTTTTGTGGCAACTTACCGAATGATACAGTCTTTTCTCCGTAGATAAGTGCTTTGTTGATGACCTCCACGTCGTAATCTTTGAGGTTGTCCTTTATAAACTGGATATTCTCCACCATTGGCTCGATAAGATACGACTTTCTAAGCGTCTTAATAGCTTCAAACATCATCTTTGACACCTCACCAGTACATGCACCAGCGTCTATCATCGACGTTATCTTGGCTTTCTTGAGCGTGTCTAACACGGTGGCGTAGTATTTGTTGTCCTTGTACTCGTTTCGTGTATAAACTTGGTGTTTTTCTAGTGTTGAAGTGTCCATATGTGATACAACGCACGCTCTATGAGGTATGCTTCGCCTGGTGTTTCGTGCCAGTCGCATAAGTCTCGTAGCTTAGTATAAAACTCCTTCGAGTGTTGCAAGATGTTAGCCTTCGGTACGATATAGCACCCTCCTGGTGCAAACTTATTATACTTCCTGTCATAGAATCCACACATCTTCTTGATTTCTTCGCACGAAGCGTAGGTCTTGGTTGGATGCTCCAAAAGATACCAGTAATCGTTCACTTCGCAGTACATCCCATCCTCATACCAGCACACAGGAAGATACGTGTTGTGGCTCTGGGTTAGTAAAGGTGTGAGGCCTTTGTTTTTATACAGACTTTTGAACTCATCTCTAGTAAAGTGTCTTTCGAGCATGTTACTTTTTCCAAAGAGTAGGACATCAGGTAGACAATCGTAATTGCTAACAATATAGTCCATATAATCGAAAATGTTACTGCCAACGTTTCTGTCTTTTTTGTCATAGAGGACATAAGAGTCAGTGTACTCCTTAATCCACTTCCATCCCCCGTGGTAGTTGTTGATAACCCATGTTACTTGTGCCATACTCCTTTGTTATCTAGCCAATTCCACCCTTCCACATAATTCTGTTCTAGGAGCCACTCGCCTGTGTTATGCCGACCAAACCCCCACGGTGCGATAACCCTCTTGACGTTCTCGTTAAGAAACGCTGGGAGGATTGCAAAGGAACTGTTGGAGAGGATAAGGTATTTAGCGTATCTGATAGCTCGCCAGTTTACACCGATGTCTTGCACAATGTGAAATAGTGGGAAGAAGCGTCGTGCCTCCTCTTTGTCGTCAGTGTGAACCACAAACGTCATGTCTGGGTTCTCTTTCTGCATCTCCTGTATAGCTCGGTACCAGTAGTCCATAGGGAGAAAGAAGTCCTTGACATACTTGTACTCTCCACCACGGAAGTTGATGACACACACGTCGTCAGGCATGTCCATGAACTCTACTTTGAGCCACTTTTTAACCTGTTCCTTGCGGTGCTTGAAGTAATCAACCCCTTGTAAGCCACCATGGAGAAGCGTATTGTCCTTAATGTCCTTTAATCCTTCGTCATAGCCACTGGTTGTCTCTTTGTACCAGTGTTCTATCCCCTCTGGGAGCTTTGGTTCTTGCCCTTCGGTTGGTGTTTCTCCCCCAACGACCAGTTCCCCGAAGTTTAAGCGCATAAATGAATGGCCTTTGAAGCGTTCTGGGTACTGCACACCGAACTTATAGCCTTTATCGAGCGCAATACAACGTGTCGTCACGTAGTTTGCTAACTGATTTCCTAGACCACTTCCGTTGTACATCGCAGTTATTAACATGTTGAGAGTATGATTATTCCGTTGTTATTACTGTGTTCCTTCCAGTTTATCCACTGTTTGTTTTTATCATAAAATTCTTGTATCACTGGAACCAACTCATCCCGACAAGAAACGGTGTCATGGAAGACAAGATACTTCTTCGCCTTGTTACCGTGGAGTGCCAACTCTTTTCGTAAATGTTCGCCAGTGTGAAGCGTGTCAATGAATAAGAGGTCAGTTTCTTCTATCTCTATATCTAGCGTGCTTGCTTCGATGAACCGAAAGTCAATGTCTTTCTCTGCACACAGCTCTACAACCTTTCTAAACGACTCTATACCACCTTGTGCGTGGTAGCTGTTTGGATGCACGATGTCAATGCAGGTAAGTTTCTTTGGCTTGCCTTCTATGAAAGCGAACGTGGACACACAGTAGCGGACTCCCATCTCGGTTACGCTTTCACACTCACTCGCTAGTCTCGCAAGCGTCGGGAGGTGTTCGTTAATGTCTGATGGTATTTTACACAGTAAGTTATACATATCGTTCTCGCATGAGCATTACCTCATGTTCTTTTTCTAAGTCACTTAATAAGTTGGTAGCCTGGTTAGGATGCTCTCCAATGGTCACAAAATCCCCTACAAGCACTTGTGGTAGCCCATAACGTGCGTGCATACGTTTATAGAAGTCACAGTCAAGGAGCCACTTTAATTCTGTATCAAACTCCACCCCGCATCCCTTTCTGATGACAAGACACGAAGGGGAGCCAAGTTTGTTGTTGCCAAGGTGGATGTCTCCTGTGTAGACGGGGACAAGGTTGTTGTTGCATCCATGTATCATCCAATCTCCGTCGAACGCTTCTGCTATTTCTTTGAGTGCGTTTGGGTGTGAGAAGTAGTCATCCATGTACATTACCTTGATGATGTCGCCTTTGCATTTCTTGATGGCTGCGTTCGTGTTCTCGCTTGCTCTACCTTCTTCTGTGATGACTATCTCGTAGTCTCTATAGGTTTGTTCCTTGATAGAGTTTAAGAGACGTTCCATAAAAAACTCATGGTTCTCCATCTTGTAGAAAGGTATAGCAATACTTATCATAGTCTTATCCAACTACTAGGACACTTTGTGCGCTCTACACCGTCTGCATACCATGCTTTTGGTGCGATAACCTTAGCGTTTGAAAGGTATGCCGCCCACCATGAGAACGAGCTGTTAGCTGTGATGATTCCTTTACAGGATGCCATGATGTTCAAGTCCTGTATCTCGTCGTGGCCTTCGCTAAATGAACAACCTTTGAACATCTCTTGTTGCTTGCACCACTCAATATCATCCGAGAAGACCATGAAATGTTCGTTGGGGAACATCGCCATGGCTTTCTGGTAATAATCAGTATTTAAGATATTTACATAAAAAGTGTTATCACAATACTTAGGTTCTGATGGGTTGATTGGGTTTGCTCCCCTCCTTACGTGTATCGCTACCTTGTCTATATGCCCTATTTTGTCTCCGTAGAGTAAACGTATATCTTCCCTGTAGTCATCAAAGTACACAGGGTCTTGAACGTAGATGTCTGGGATTCTCCCTCGCTTCATTTGAGCGTAGATGTATGCCCCTTGGAACATCTGGTTACCCAATCTTCCGAAGATTCTATTTGGATGAAGCATTTTTAGCTCGTATCTGCTTAATCTTCTCCTCTATCTCGTCAGTAATTTCAATAAAGGTCTTTCCGTCTCGTTCGATAAACTGTCCTGCTGATTCAAACTCGCTTAACTGTGGGTTTACCAATGCTCTCGCTAGTGGGTAAATCTTCTGCTTGATAGCGTCTGACTTCTGGTACACCATGTCTGCCTTCTCTTGCTCTACTTGGAACGGTTTGAGTGCAACGGTCAGCTTCTCTTTTAGCTCTGCACGCTTTTCTTCAATCGGTCGTAGTTCTGCATATAGCTTGTCAATCTCTGGGGTGTACTTGTCCATCTCGTCAAGGAACGGTTTAACTTCTTCGCCACACTTCTTTACTTCTTGGAGGAGTGCGAGGACTGTTTCGTCGGTTATCTCTATCAAACGTGTTCCCTCGTAATTAACTTCACTTAGTAGGTCTTTTGGGAGTTGCATAATTTTTCTATTTCTTGTGTCCACACTTGTGCGTAGGACTTAATATTATAATGTTCTAAAACGTAGTCGTGAGCCTTGTTTGCTAAGTCTTTGTACGTTGCATAGTTATTTTTTATGGTAATAATGTGAGTGTACCACTTGGCATTATCTTCAACAAGTGTCAAGTAGTCCTTGTCCTTCTGATATGGGGATAGACCATCAGAAAAGCCTTGGGCTAAGACTGGAATGCGTAGCAAAGACATCTCCAAGAACTTCAAGTTGCTCTTGCATTTGTTAAAGTAGTGGTCTTTGCGTGGGATAATCGCCACGTCAAGTGCTAAGGATGCTAGTTTACTCATGTACTCCACCACAGGGACAACTGGGTGCCACTCCACGTTCGTAAGCGAAGCCCAGAAGTCTCTATCCTCTCCCATGGAGGGCATAACCGAGCCATCTGCATACTTTACACCCATAATCACAATAGTTATGTCGCCACGTTCGTCTAATTGCTTAATTTGGTCTTTAATGTGGATGTAATCGTCGTTAGAAGTCACCGAACCGATAAATCCTACTCTAAATTTACCTGTTTCGTTCTTCTTGCAAGGTAGTTCATCGAGTGGGTCGATACAGTTCTTCAAAACAACCACGTTTGGGTTAAGTTCTCCGTACTCCTTGGCTAAAATATCGGTTGAGGTCGTCACTCCGTCTGCTAATCTCACAAACTCGTTAAGGTTTTTATTCAACTCCTTGGCTATCTCCACCTGTTTCTCACTTCCTAAGCGTGCGAGTGGTATTCCTGAATAGGTATCGTCGTTGTCAAAGATGATTTTCTTGCCTTTTTGCTTGAGCAATTTTGCCAATTTAAGAGCGTTCTCACCCGATGGGCGTTGAAAGCATACGATGTCAGCTTTGAGTGCCTTATCGGTCATTTCTTGGTCATTGGCACGCATATCCTGACGTATGAACGAGGATACACACATCTGGTTAGAGTAGATAGCTGGTAGATACCCTCGGTAGTAGTAGCAAAAATTATAGTCCCCTTGGATATAAAAGATTCTCATTTCTTGAGTGCTGCTAATATTGCATCTAACTTAGCGTCTTGTGCTTCTATACGCTTCTCCATCTCCTGTAGCTTGGTAGGAGCTACCACACGTTGTTCTGCTATGGCCTGTGGTGCTTCTACTGGCTGTGCTTGCGCTTGTGCTGCGGTCTGTCGGTCTTTTTCTAGTCGTGCAAGTTCGTCTATACGTTCTTGGTTTACGACACGACCCTTGGAGATAATAACCCCACCGTTCACTTCATCCGACATGTCAATAATATTACCTGATAAACTTCTCACTGTTCGCTTTCGATAAAGTTGCCCTACGTTTATATTTCCCATGTGTCAAGTATACAAACAAAAAACCGCCCTGTATAGAGCGGTCTTCTGTAATCTGTGGATTAAAGTCCAACTGCGAGTGAGTGTGAACGAATCTTAACAGCAGAGTCTGTACGGTTCTGTGAAGTTCCGTAACAAAGGTCTACAGTGACAAGAGTACCGAGGTATTCATGTACATAAGATTCCTGAACACGCACACCTTCTGTTCCAACGTATCCTTTTGATGCGTTTACTGGCATTGACATACGAGCCCAGTGAATTGAATCACGGTGTGCAAGCATGTTAAGACGAGCGGAGTTCTCACCTACTGCACCAGCTCCAAGTGGAACTGATGGAGAAACGATAACAGGGATACTGTAGAGTGAACGTGTAGGAGCCTTGCTTCTAGGAAGTTCAGTCTGTGTATTCTGCCAAAGTGTCAACTTGTCTACTGAACCGATTTGGCGGTAGAAAGTGTTTGGGTGGAAGATGAACGCTGTGTCACCACCATATACAGGAACACCAGTTGTTTCAAGAACTGCGATAGCAGCAAGGAGGGATGAGTCAACTACGTTTGTAGATGCTGTTCCTACGATGTTGCCTGCTACGGTAAAGTTAGTGAACTGTGCTGCGATAGCATCCTCAAGGTCTTGTGCAATTTCCCAAGCTGCTGACTTAGCGAACTTGTCTTGCATGTAGTAAGACTTCTTGAGTTGTGCCATTTCACGGTCTTCAATAACGAAACTTGTCTCCTTCCAAGTAGATACTGTAAGTGTCTGCTTTGTTTGGATTGGGTTGTTAAGAGTGACTTGTGAATTGTTAGTCTTTGCCGCTGTGGACATAGCTACAATGTTTGGGGTGTAAACGTCTGAACCGCCATCTGCGAGTTCATCTGAACGGTCTACGAAGAACTGTGCGAGGGAGAGATTGAAACGAAAATAATCGTTAATCTTCTGTCCCCAGAGAAGAGGGATGTCAGCTGTAAGTGAACCACCTACACCTGCGCCCATTCCATTTGTGCCGAGAGCCATAAAATTTATTTAGAATTAAGTTCTCTCCACATCGCTTTGTGGTCTTCATCAGATAGGTTAGGAGTCGTTGTCGTCTTCTGTGCCTTTACTGATGTTGAACCTCTTGAAGCTCCCAGTCTTGCTTTAGCCTTTGCAGCTTCCGCCTCTTTGGTTTCCTTCATCGCTAGGATGATAGGGTCATTCTCCATTTGTAGAAGTGTTTTGCCACGCAGTGTTGCGAGAGCCTTCATTTCTTCTAGAAGTTGAGGGTCTATCCCTTTAGCAATTAGGATTTCTTCTTGGATTTCTTGCTTTGTGAGAGAGTTAGTAGTGGTCGGAGTTTCCCGTTCAGGCTTCTCGCTTTTATTTGCTTTATATGCAATCGCTTGACGCTTGAGTTTGGAATACTCTGACTTTGTGAGGGTTACAGTGTCGTCGTTAGATTCTTCTGCTTCCTCGGTTGTAGTAACTTCTTCCTCCACAACTACTTCCTCCTGTGGATATTCATTTTCTTCTTGCATGAAATGATAATTTGCATTAAACGTTCAGTATGGAACGATACACTTTTGTTAGTCGTTTTTTTGGTGGAGAACGATAACTCTTAACTACTAGTGTAATAGTGGTCGCTTTATTTACTATAGTTAGTCCTTGGCTTGTGGATTCTCTTAGCCATCTGCTCCCCGAACTCTTTGATGTTCTTAGGGAATATACCAGCGTAGGTCGCTAGTAGTCTTTCCCGTTCCTGTGGGTCGTTGTAGTTATTTTGCTTCATTGACTTGAACTGGTGGTCGCTCCCTTACCCCGTACGTTTCTTCAAGAAGGTTAAAAGCCCCGTCAATAAGTTCTTTAGCATCTGCGATATGTGAGACATCTCCCCTTTCATAAACTCTTTTAATGGTTTCAGATTGAATATAATCATGGATAAAAGTTATTAGTTGATTCTTAGTTTCTACGTCACCGTTGAATTGTCTTAATTGGTTCATTAGATAAGATTAACACAGTCCTGTACACGTAGACCAGTGCGTGAAGCCTTCACGTTGGCTGCGTCTTGGATTCTTAGCCCTGTGGTGCCAGCGTAACGGTTCCACCCTTCCTGTTCGTCATCGGTGAACGCTGTGCGTGAGTTGAGAACACGTAGAGCTTCTGCGTTACGGAGTCCTGTTGTCCCTGCGAGGATATTTAACTTGTCTTGGATTCTTAAACCTACTGTGAGTGCGATAAAATTACTTCTTTGATACTGACATTGTTACTAACTCTATAAAAGTTGGTACCAATCGTTTCTCTTCTGCTCTAGCACGTGGGTGATGAGCATGACATAAGGTGATGCCATTGTTAGGTTGATAACGTAATTCTGGGAACTCTGACCATCGAAGTATATGATGTACCTCTAGTCTCCCACCACAGTTATTGTCTGCGATTCGACATGTAAAGTTATCTCTAACCTTTACTTCATGACGCCACTGTTTTGTTAGTGGGTCATGCAAGTTTCTGTCCCCAACTTTGACAAGGCTTCTATCTTTTATCCACCCTGGATGTTTTTCACCACCACATTTCCCCTTCTTAGCTAGACTAATTTTTAGCTTAGTTTCTTCTGACATTTTCTTGCCTTTCATTGGTGAAACTTGTCCTTTCTTAAATCTTGTTGGGTTGTAAGCGTCTCTAAGTTTTTGTTTTCTTTCTTCCGAAAATTTAACTCCAGTTCTAACCAGTTTGAAATGCGCCCTTTGTTCTTCTGTCCATTTCTTCCCAGCCATATTATGCCATTTGTGGTACGGTCGTTGCTTGTGCTGCCATTGACGTTGGCTGACCGCCTGATGTTGATAATTGAACCGATGAGAAAGGAATACCACTCATCTCCACTATCTGACCAAATACTTTCTTGAGTACAGGGTCTTCAAGTGCTGCGTAGGTTCCTGTGTTTGGGTTAAAGGATGAAACAACTGTCTTAAACACCGAATCGAGTGACTGGAGCATAGCTCCCTTGTTCTTGAGTTCGCCAGTGATGTTAGCAGTTATCTTACCTTCGATGTCGAGATAGCCCTTTGGAATCTTAATCTCTCGCTTCCCTTTGTACTTCTTAACAAGTCCTTCCTTGGCCTGTTGTGCCACCATAGCTTGTTCACCCTCCTCCACAACCCCACCAGAGAGGATTTTATCCACCATGGTGTTGTTTGTATGTTGGTTCACGATGTCTTGGTCAATGAGGTCTAACTCGTCATCAGAGAAGTCAGAAACAAGCGTGTGGTCTTTCATTATCCTTTTCTTGAGTTCTGGGAGAATCCAGTCGTTGAGTATCTCGTTGAGCCATATACCCCACACCTCTTGCTGGTACTGGAACGGTGAGTTGGCAACTTGGTTGAGTATCTGTGTCTGACCTAGTGGTGTTCCTGATGGTGGTTGCTCGCCAGTGTTAGCGTCGTAGGTTGATGAGATACGGTTGTACTCGTTAGCAAACTGCTGGATGAGTTTCTCGAACTGTGGCATAGCGTTCGTTGAGAGCTGGAACGCTTCCATGGTTTCGTTGGCCTTGAGTTCAAAGTGATGTCCATTATCCACTCCGACGATAGCGTTGCCGAGTCCCTTCACACTTCCTTTCGTGAACACCTTACCAGATAGGTCAAGAGCGTTCTTCATTTGGATGTATTGGTCGTTAATCCACACCTGTGACTGGAATCCTTCTTCCCATACGCCACGACCCAGACCATCTCCTACCTTCTCCCATGCTAGATACTTGTACTTGTCCTCTCCTTTCTTCAAGTCCTCCACGTAGAGCAAGAACTTCTTGTTGTTGACTACCGCCATGTAGAAGCACATAGACTTGAACTTGCGGTCATTCTCATCACTTTCCTGTAGACGTGGGTCAAACGAGTAGGAGAACTCTCCTGTTATCTCTTTGATTTCTACTGCCTTTGGCTTGTTCTTGTTAGCCTTAGCGTGTGACTTCACTGCTTCCATCACGTCGTCATAACCTGTCCACACGTCAGACTTCTTAATGAGTTCAGAAGCATCCATGTAGTGTGTCTCGATAATCACTGAATCCTCTATGTTAGAAGGGTTGAAGTCTACGTTTACCCAGTCAACTACTTCAATTTCCATACCTTCTCCATCATCATACTTCTTGACCAAGACTCCTCCATACTTAGGTCGAGTCAATCCCATTTCGTTAAGTGTCTGTGAGAAGTTACTCTCCTTGAGATACTTAAAGAGTTCGTGGTTAATAATCATCGCCTCGGTGGCGTACTCTAGGGAGTCTGGTTCGTACTTAATGTCCTTTACGTCAATATCGGTAGCAGTCTTAGCCACACGTACACGTGAGTTACCATGGTTGATAAAAGGTTTCTCACGACCAAGAGCATCCTTGTCTCCTGATAGGAATTGGTCTAATGAGTAAAACTCTACAGTTCTAATAATTTCTTTAGGGTCACGAATAAGTCCGTCGATTCTTTGGATTGGCTCGTTGTAGGAGTCAATGATGTCGTCAAGATACGATTTGATTTTATAATCTGTCATTACTTTAGTATATAAATGGTCGACTACTTGGCGTAGTTGTTGCCCGATGTCATCCTAGCCTGTTGCATCATGTACTTCTCTAGTGGTGATGTTCCCGAAGGCCCTTGGTGTGTCATAAGGACATAGCGTAGCGAATCACATGCGTGGTCGTTCTCCTTCACAGGTTCTTCTGGTTCGTTGCTGTCTGGTCGCTTCTCCTTGTAAGCGTAAGTTTCTAACTCCCAAATGAGGTTGACACAGGACTTGTGGATGTGGAGCCTGTTCTGCTTGAATAGGTTTCTTACTTGGTTGATACCACTGGTTACACTTCCCTTACCTTTCACAACCTCTATGACGTTGATTCCCTTCCTGTTCAAGATGTCGATGGCCGATGGGTTCTCTGGGTCTGGGTATACCTCGTTAAAGCCACAGGACTTCACGTATTCTCCTATCTGTTCTTCACTGCGCTCTGTCTTATACCACTCCTCGGTTACCCAGTAGTGTCCATCACTGTCTACCCTGACGTGCATAACCGCACAGGGGTTTCTGAATCCAAAGTCTACCCCTCCCAGATACTCCACTATCCCTCTTGTCGGTTCTCCTTCGTACACGTGGAGCGCACGTTCAAACTCCTTGTAGATAAGTCCTTCTTGCTTACGGAAGTCTGCTAGGTATTCTTGTGCAAAGGTGTTCTCTGGTTTACTTAGCTTCTCTCGTTCTATTTCCTCTACAGGGATGTTGGGATTGTCGTAGGTAGTAAAGTGAAAGGACTCATAGTTCTTATCCTTCTGTGGCATGTTGTAGAGGTCATAGAAGTGGTTGAATCCTTTAGGTGTAGAGATGAACATAGCTTGTCCTTTTCTATCCACCAGTGTCGGTGATAGTACCTCGTTCCAACCTATAAGAAAGTTACGCATGGATGCTACCTCGTCAAGTATTAAAAGGTCGTAGCTTTGTCCACGCATTGTTTCTACACTCTCCCATCCACGTAGGGATATGAAAGAGCTAAGTCCATCCTTGGTCATTACTTCCAGCTCTAGTCTGCTTTCGTTTACCTTCTTAGTGATAGGTAGTAGTTCTCTCTTGAGTATCTCCCAGCAGATGTCTCTTGCTTGTCCGTAGGTAGGTGCTATGTATGCTATCTTGCTTTCTCTCGCCAGTGCTAGTCCTTTCATTTCTTCTACAGCCAGTACGGTCTTACCAAATCGTCTACCAGCGTTGATTACTCTAAAGCGTGAGTTACTCTTTGCTATCTGTTTTTGGGCTTGGTGTAATAGCATATTTGTTAGCGATGTCCTCTGCAATTTGAATGTTCGGTGTTACAAGCGTCATGGTGTCCTTACTTTCAGGATTACCTTCTGACATCTTCCACACAATTTCTTTATCTAAACCTTCCAGCCACTCATCTCGTTCTTCATCGGTCATTCTCTCTAGATATTGTCTAGCATACTCCTTCATAGTCTTGCCTTTAGGTCGCCCCATGATATTACCTGACTGACCTTTCTTCCACATATAAGGCTTTATGTAATCTGCGTTGTTATTATACTGTTTATCAAGCTCTTGTTCCATATCACTATATTATCACACTAAGTCAATAGTTCTAATAGTCCCCCAGATGTAGTTTACTTCCCCCAAGGGTATGTCTAGTTCTTTACTTACCTCTTGGGTGTTTCTTCCTTGCTTCTTTCTTAGTCGTATCACCTCTATCGCTATCTGTATTTTCCTGTAAGGAGGTAGTATTATCTTTTCTCCCTTTGAGGAGTAAATGTTGTCCCACACAGTTGACTTTGCGACGTTGAAGATGTCTGCTATCTGTCGGTTAGAATAGCCATACCCTTTGAGTATCTTCATTTGTTCTATATCACTTTGTGTAAGTACGGATGGTCGTGCCATTTATTTTTTCTTCTTTGGTTTCTTCTTTTCTTTGTTGCTTCTTTGCTCTTTGCGTGCCATGGTTTCAGTATATCATGTCCAGCTACATGTCAAGTAGTCCCATCACTACCCACAGTGTCAGTAACCAGATTGGTAGTGTTATTCCAAAGATGTAGAAGATTGCTGTGATAGTGATGTAGGTTTTCATGGGATAAATTTTAATATGTGAGCTACTACATCTACATTAAAAGCATTTCCACAACACTTGTAACGCTGTGTATTTGAAATGCCTTCTGTGTAGTTGTCTGGTAGCCCTTGTAGGCGTTCACACTCTACAGGTGTAAGTTTTCTTATTGGAGCAAGTCCTTCAACTCCATATACTCTTCTTATTTGCTCATATCTCTTCGCCCACGTTCCCTCGTCAAGAGTTGCTACTACAAGCTGTCTTCTACCTTTTTCTTTGTATTGTTTCCAGTTAGCACCTTTGTAGTAACTAGCATCTATACAGTAAGACTTCAGTCTATCTGTATCTGCATTTTCAATAATATCTTTTAATATAATTCCCCTGTCTTCTGGCAAGGTCACTTTTGGTATATTAGTCCAGAATAATCTTTTTCTGCTCTGTGCTGACACTAAAGAAGCATCTATCATTATTGGCTCTACACCCATTTCTTTTGTAATCAAGTCTTTCGCTTCTTTTGGCATACTTGCCACGTTTTCAAGAATAAAATACTTAGGTTCTACCTCTTTGAGTATTCTTACATACTCCCAGAATAACCCAGAGCGTTCTCCGTCTAGTCCTTTACGGTCTTTCTTGGCGATTGATAAGTCTTGGCAAGGAGAGCCACCTATAAGCAAATCAATATTATTACCACAAGTATTCCAGTAAGGCATCGTATACATATCAACGATATTTCCCATCTGTTTTATATCAGGATAATTCTTTTGTGATATAGAAATTGCATACTTATCTATCTCACTAGCGTAGTATGTTTCTACTGGTATTCCTGCACGTTCTAGTGCTACTCTTGCACAACTGATTCCGTCAAAAAGGGAGAGGACTTTCATTCGATTATTATCTTACCTTCTTCTTCGTAGACGACTATTCCCTTTGGCTTGAGATACGCCATAGCTACTTGCTTGAGATGTCCTTCGTTCCCTGGGTTCATTCGTACAGGGAACCTCATAGTGATTGTTAGTTCTTGTACTTTAAACTCCTCCTTCCAGTTTTCTTGTGTACGTTCCACACCATGTCCTATATCCTTCATAAACTCTTCTTCTGTGATTGGGTTACCGTTTGTGTCTTTCATAGTTAAGGTTTTGTTAGTGTTTTCCTGACCTATAGGTTAGGTTTTGTACTTATTTTTTAATAAAGTTATCTCTTTTATAAATGCAACATATTTTGACTTTTTTATTTCAAACTCTAGCCAAGCGTATCCTTTTTCCTTTAGTGGCTCTGGTTCTTCAAAGACTTCTATTTGTACTTTCATTATGGCAAGATACTTTGTAATAGGCCAAACGCACCAGCACTAGGCTTTACTTTCATAGTAGGATAGCCTGATGTCATCTCTGGGTAGGTGTACTGTCGTGTGAGCATGTCCTCTCTGTCTGCTAGGAGCTTTGCTGTTTCGTATGCTGTTTCTCGTTTGAGTGAGTTAAGGAGTTTCATATTTTTTGTTGTGAGATGCACTGGTTAGGAGGAACGAACGTGTGTAAGACGCGTCTATTTATTCCTAAGGCTGTTGTGTAAGGTCGCCGTCCCTAATCAATGCACCTCGTTGATAAATGTTCTACTTAAACCAATCCATTATTGCGTTTGCAATAAATACACCAATGAAAATTCCTGTGTATATTTCTAATCTTGTTGCGTCTGGCCTTTGTTGTAGCCAATTTATGATTTTCTTCATACATTCTTTATTACTAAGCTAATAAGTATTGCTACGTTCACTCCTGTGAGTACCCATGTTACCTTGTCGTACCATGGCATTCTCTTTTGGAAGTTCCACTGGAAGGAGCCACCACGAAGGTGAAGGGGTACGTCTATTCCTGTAGCGTTGTCGACACCGATTTCGTCTGACTCGTACTTATCCCAATACTTTGTTATCTGGTCGTTGAGGTCGTCTAACTTCTTCTTTTCAAACTCATCATCTCTTCCTATTTTTGCTATCTTCATTCGGTAGTCCGTATTCCTTACTTTCTTTGGTGTTGTTTTTGGCATGTTATTTCTATAATTATTGCAACTCGTACACTTTGGTAAATCACACAGGAAGTCTGGTTCTTGCATACTACTTTTGTGTTAAGTATCTTTGATATGCCCCTGTGTTATAAACTACCCACGCACCGAGACCTTGTACCTTAGAGAGTTCTGCAACTTCCTTGAGGTGTTGGTCGATTGGCACGTTTGGGCAGGTCTTTCTTCCCACGTAGTTCTTCTGCAAGACGCCGCAGTCCACTGACCATGCTAAATGTCTGTCCTCTATCTTGCACGCTCTGCTACCTCCTTTGATTTTTGTCGTAGTGGCGACTCCGTCTTTGTAGTAGCAGTTGTAACCGATAGCGTTGTGGTTCATTCCACTCTCTGCATTAGCAATCGCTATCATAGTTACGTGAGAACGAGGGAAGTATTTTCGTATCTTCGTCTCGATACTTTCATCCTCTGGGTGGTCTACTACGATTGGGGTAAGGAACACTTGTTGTTCATTCTCTCTTACGTAGGTGTCATCGTAGTGATTGACTTCACTAATCATCCACAGGACTAAGATTGTAGCCGAGAAGATGAATGTGTACGGAGTGGCGACACGACCTCCATGCTTGTATTTGTGACTTCTTTTTTTCATAGTTTATTGGGCTTCTTACTGCCCTATATACAGTATATCTATACGAGTTCTCGTAGTCAATAAAGTTATCCACAGTTTAATTATACCTTGTTTAGCAAGGATTCGTGTGCTTTTTTAGCCCATGTCCCCTTGTGGATTTTGTTTTTTATGCAGTAGATTTTTATTCTCTCTGCTGTCTTTGGGTCAATGTTTGATATTTCCATTCTCATATTATTTGTACATTGTTACGCAATTCTTCTTGTTCTCCTTCCATGACTCTGCTACATCGTCTGCTATCGTTCTTGTTAGGGTGCAGTCCTTATCTTTTCCATTGGCCTGACACTGAGCATCCCAGTTATAGCTGTAGTCTGAGTCTGCTTTTTCTATACATTCGTTAAAATTTACTTGCTTCTGTGCGTCTTGGTACATTTTATATGCTAACTCCTGACGTGGTATGACGACCATGTTTTGGTAAAGTGCATACACAACTAATAAACTGATACCTGTTAAGATAACCCCAACTATTATTTTTGTTTTCATTTTTTTATTGTTTCTATTATTCTACCATCGGATAATGTATAACTCGCCACCTTGTAGGGTGATTTCTTTAGCACGTACACGTAGTCGCCCTTTACGTTCTTTGTTTCAAACTCCCACCCTTCTTTTGTGAGGTCGCAGATAATTGCACCCAAGCGAGAAATGTATACTCTAAGACATTCGTTTCTACTTATCTGCCCCATAGTGAGGAGTCGTTTCGTCACTCGTTCCTTTTGTGTTGGGTTCTTCATATAGTGGTGATAATTTCCAGTTTGATAATGCTTTTGCTTCGTCATGGTCTACTAAACTATAATCAAAGACAAATGGTGGTTTTCTGGGTTTCCTCCCTAGAACGGGATATCGTTTACGTTGGCACTTCCATCAGATACTCCTTGTACTTGTATTGTGGGAAGTTCAAACTTTCCTTCCTTTAACATTTTATATTCAGGTGTACTTGCAATCTTTAGACGCATCCACTCTGGTAGTGACTGGTAGAGTTCTTCGTTCCACTTCTCGTAAGAAAGAATTGCTTGCTTGTTGAATCCTTTTGGTGCTTCCATTCCTTTCATCAACTTAGAAGTCTGTAGCTTTAGGTATTCTTTCCCACTTCCTTCAACCACCCCATGGGTAATATTAAGAAGACATGCCTTTCCAAGTATTTGGTCTACATCAAAATTAACAGCTTCCGCATCACTCATGCCTCCGACAATTCCTTCTACAATAGGTCTTAGGTTAGACTTAGAACCAAGAGAAAGTGTGTATGTCTTGCTTACTACTACGGGTTTAGCTTCTTCTCCTTCCTTCCATACCTTCATCTCGTTGTTAAGCTCCCACGTGATGTCTACTTGAAACACGTTTTTCTTCTCCCCGAGATATTCTGTTTCCACTGTCCCGAAATAAATAATTCTATAGACTGTTGCTATGTAGTTATCTTCTGGGATAAGTTCTTTTGTTTGTACTGGTGCTTTCATTATTTTAAGTTTAATTTTTTGTTAAGTTCGTCTAGCACAATGTCTACTGCTTCACTCTCCCACTGTGCCATGGGGTAGTAAGGTTGCGTGACCTTTCTGGTCTTGCTTCCTGTCATCTTAGCGTAGTGGTCTCCGTATAGACCGTGTGGTATGTTGTTGTCTCTCATGTTAGAAGGGTGATGACGCTTGTTCGTTAATAAGTTCTGTCGCATTTATCTTGTCCATAATCTTTCTGGTGAGGTCTTCATCTTGGAGCATGACATGTTTGTCGTCGTAGCGAAGTTGGTAATCCTCAAAGATTGTTACTGCTGTTCCATCTTCATTGGATTCGATTGCTGTTATATAAAGTTTAATCATATTTTTTATTGGGCTAATACCCTTAGTATTGTTTTTAAGTTATGAAGCGCACGACCAGATTGGTTAAATTCTTTGGTGTACAGTTTGCTTGCGTCACCGTAGCTTCCATTCTCTCCCCAGCTAAGGTCTGTTTCGATGTGCTGTATGAGAGTAGCAAACTCTTCTTTCTCTTTTTTAGTTAGGCGGAGTTGGCCTTCTTTTATTCTCATTGTGTTTTTGTGAGGGGGGTTATACCCTTACATGTATATTCTAGCACTACGTGTATTCGTAGTCAAGCATTTACCTGTGGAAAACTTTTATTCTAAAATCTCCTTATATTCCAATATCTTTTGCTCGTACCACCACCTATCCGCCTTTACTGTCTGGTGTTTTAATCTAAAAAGATTATCTACATATTCTTGCCCTTCGGTTTCTACTAATCTTCGATAAAATTCAGCACCTTGTCCACCTCCGTTAATGTTACACCTGTAGTCTTGCGGTCGTAGGTTATGGAGATGGTGTCTTAACAATGCCCCACCAGTTGAAGAAGGAATAAAGTGTCCTGTATGGCAATCTTTTGGTTCTTCAATTATTGCCCCACAAGTAAAACAATCCCACCGACCATCTTCTCGTTGATACCTTGCTCGGATAATTCTTTTACACTCCTCCCAAAGTTTATTTTTTAACTTTGAAATAGAAACTGGCTTCTTTTTCTTCGACAAAGGTTTTGGTTTCTTTGTTGTAGTATGTTGTCTTGACATTTGACATTTTTATTAGTATAAACCACGTGCTTCTTCGGTCGCAACATCTATTAAAGTTTTGACCGCTGCCATACTTTTCTCGAGAGCCTTAATTTTCAATTTTAAGGTGGCCATTTTCACTCCATCGTCAGTTACGTCGAAAGCACGCTGTACAGCGGTGTCAGAGCGAAAATTTGCCCTCTGGGACACATAGAACTCTGCTTCGGTCTTTATCATTTTGGCTAACTCACCAGAATAGGTGGAATAGTCGACCGACATCTGGTATCTTTCTTCCGCAAGAACATGAGGTGACTTCATAGTTGTATGTTGTTAGGTTTGAATAAGTCATGCGTTACCTCTCCTTTGTTGTTGACGTAGGTTTCAGGCATGAGGTCTAGCATGGAACGTAGGTAAGCATCTCTACTTTTCAAACTTAGTGAATAGTATCTCACCCAGAAGTTATCCCACATCTCTGGCCAGTTGAGTCCTTCCTTTCTTCGGAGAGGAGATACTACCCCAGAGCAACGTAGAGAGCAGAACTCGTTACGAACTCTTTTGTGATAAAACTGTCGGTTGCATTTTTTACATTTCATAATTTTATGTGAATATCACTTTAGTTTTAGTTTTTTGTTTTTCTCTTTCTCGCTTAACTGTGTCAATAACTTTTTGCCACTTATCTCGCAACTCGCAAGGAGTGGTGATACTTGGCATGTAGGGAAGTGACTTTAACTTTGGAATAGTCTGTATCATTTGGATAACTTTTTCGTACTGGTATTCTTCAATCAGAAACTCACAAGCCTTTCTCTGGGTAGTGTTGCTGTAATAATTTTTGTTCTTAGGGTCTAGTGTTTCCATTTCCTTTAAGACTTGAGAAACCTTGCGAGCTTGCTCGCTAGTATTGTTATATTGAGTATTGTTAGTATTAGTATTGTTATATCCTTCTGGTGCTACTCGGCTAGGCGTTGATTTGCGACTCGGTGATGCCTCATTTTGCGACTCGGCTACACTGGGTTGCTCTATGCTACTCGGTTTACTTTTCCATACTTTCTTTGAAGTTAAAGTGTAGATATTATTTGCTTGAGTCCCATCTTCTTTTCTTGATTTTTTAACATTTACTATATTCCAGTCCTCAAGTTTTTTTATAGCTCTCATTACTGTATCTCGACTTATTCCGTTTTCTTCTGCGATAAGTTTAATGCTTGGGTAACACTGTTGTGTCTGGTTATCAGAATGTCTACACAAAGAAAGATACACCACAGTACAACTAGCACCAAGTAATCTTGCATATCCATTAAGGTATTCATTATCTAACCAAAACCATTCCTTTTGACGATTATCTCTAATTTCTACTTCCATAATTAGTTCAATCTTAGTTGCTTAACTTTCTCCAATAATTCCTGCGGGGTTCTTGATTCCATACACAAAGATTTTACACTTGCTTGGTAATTTCTTGCCTCTCTACAAACACTCTCATTGTTGATGAGTTCAAAATCCTCTGGGGTTAAAGAGTACCCCTTGTTCCATCCCATCATCGCATTAAAGTTTGGTAGTATGGATATAATATCTTTCCCACGGAATGCACCGTTTAAGCACACCACTTTTGTGTCTTCTAAAAAAGCCCACATAACCATCGGGAGTTCTTCCTTTGTTATTGTTATATTTTGTCCATCTTCATTGAACGACAACCTTACCTCGTAAGAGGGTTGCTTTTCCTTGTTGTTAATGTCCTCGGTGTCAATAACGACTTGTCTGATGTCTAATATCTCCTTACCTACGAAGGAGAAATGCTCTCTTATCCCCATCTCGGTAACTTTTTCTGCTGGAGTTTTTAACTCCGTTCCATCCTTGAATGTAACTATATGGTAAATCATAAATAACTATTATTTTTGTAATAGCCGTTTGTTACGATATTTCTCTCTGTCCCACCACCCCATTGTAAGTAGTGGCGAGACAGAAAGTACAATGGTAAGCACTTAACGGCTTATATCCTAGTATATAATACGAAAAGATGCAAGCAACAGATAACTGTGGATAAAGGTAAGACGTTCGTTGTAGATATAATCTTACAAGTGGTATACTAACTTCAGCTGGATTTGCACCTTCAACTCTATGTAGAGTCTCCGTGTTTCAACAATTTAATATAAAAGAGAAAACCTTAACAAACAGACTTATCTAGCAGTCTGTTTTGTGATAATATGTAGTAGTGGAGTTTTTTGTATTTTCTCCACTTCATATTTTATGCAAGAAAGCACCCCATGGAGGTGCTTTTTTGTCTCTGGTATGAGTTAATCTACTTTATCGTCTTCTTTCTTAATGTAAAGTAAATAGTCCTTGAGTCTCTTATGGTAAAAGGACATTCTCCACAGAAAATAGTCTTTTGGTCTCACTTGTATATTATACTATGATTGTTGTTCTTTCAACCAAGGAGTTATCATGGCTACCAAACCGAACGTGAAAGCGGAAGCTCGGCTTGAGAGCCAGCTCCGAGCCAAGTCGAATGCCTTAAAAAGTGCCTACAAAAAGTAAGTCCCCATATTTCAGGGGACTTTATTCTATCGGTAGACATGAGCGAGAAACTCCTTGACATAGTTGGGTATTATTCCTTGCACACGATATGCGAGGACATCTCCGAAGCAGTTAATCTGCTTCTGGTACTTCCAGTAGTAGCATGACTCAAAGTATTGCAAGTCGGTGCCACCACTTCTTTTTATAACTTCTGCAAGAAGAAGAATCATGGCTTTCTCCTATCGATGTAAAAGAATTGAGGTTGACAACGTGGGTGGTAGTCCTTACGAACCCCTTTAACGAAGGTTGTAAAGTAACCACCCTTGATTTCCCCACCACAGTGATAGCAC